ACTACGTAGGAGATAAGTCTTACACTCACGACTACGAGTATAAAGGTCTGAAGGTTGACGTTAAGGCTAAGAGCTGCAACACCCCACCTAAGCTAAACTATAATGCTTCCGTAGTCAGGACTAAGTTTAGCAAATTTGAAGCCGACGTTTATTTCTTCATGCGAGTTCACAAAGGTCTGCGGAAGGTATGGCTCTGCGGATGGTCCCCTAAGAAATCCATCATACATAAGAAACGATTCAATGAGAGAGGCGAGCGTGACGCAGATGGATTTAGATTCAAGGCTGATGGATACAACATAGAGATTAAGAGGACTCGTCGGCCAGACGCTTTCGAGTCACTCCTCCTCCGGCGGTAGGCAGTTATGGTGGATGTGGCCCGTCTTTTTATAAACGGGCCTTATACCGTTAGGAGCGACAAAATCTACGAACTCACTGAGAGGAGCGTCTAAGTAAGCATCTATAACAGACGGGTCACCTCCAATTTGTTCTAAAATCTGCCGAAGTTCCATCCAAAACTCACCGCACAGTTCCTGCCTCCTGATCTGAAGATCTTCGTTTGTCATCCGCTGTATAACCTATATCGTAAATCTCACTCAGGTCAATGCTCCACAATTTACCGCCGCCTTGTCCTTGAGAAATAACAGGGCGGATCTTGTTATTGACTCGGCTCGCCTCTTCAAGAGTTATCATCCCCCTTCGACAAAACTCCAGATTACGAGAAGAACCTACGTCACGCCCGTTGTTCAACTCGTGGAGCGCCACTTGAAACTCCGTAAGAGTCCCGCTCCATAGGTCCAAGTCAGGGTAAACTTCTCGGCAACGCTTGGCGAAGAACTCGACCAACTCTGCTATCGAACTGCGGCTGCTGTTATCATAAGCGGCATCTGCAATAGTAGGCTCGATGTATGACTTAACTCCGAACCGACCAACATCTTCAACTTCTTTAGGGATCTGCCAGTCGAGTAGGAACTTACCAAAGTGCGGCAGTTCTTGTTCGATGGTAGCTTCTAGCTGGGCGTTAGGTGGGAATGATGTTGTAGAGGAGTCAGCAATCAATAAGGCCATGAGCTTATCACGATTACTGGTGTCCAAAGAAGGGATCACCGACAGTGAATTAGCATCCATGTTTAGTGATAGTATCACTCGGCCAGTCCAAGGAATCGACATTGCATCTGCATACTTGGCCATATACTCGACTCTCGGATTAGCTACCGCACGCTTGAGCAACTCAGTCGCACGTCTCTGGTCTTGAAAGCTAGCTGCTGAGGTCGTATCGTCTATAACCCAAGAGGCGACACGACCTAAGTCTTTGTTAAACTTCGTCTGACCTGACAGATAATCAGACGCATCAGAGAAACCCCCAACGAGTCCGCTGATAATTTTGTTCGACAGTAGTGACTTGCCACGACCTGTTGGCCCGACCAGCAGCAGAGCTTGTCCCTGTAACGGAACCCTATCCAAGACAGCGGTGTAGAAACGCTGCATCCACGAGTAAAAATAATCTAGGGCTGAGTTCTTTGAGCTATCCACAAATAGCTGATTAAGCCATTGATAGAGGAACGGCCACTTTGATGGGTCACCGTCGGCGTCAGGGTCAACTGGAACTAAGTTAGAGCAGTTGAGAATCCGGCTCGCGTTGTAAGATACGATGCGCTCGTTTGAAAACACGACAGGAGCAATCTCGTCAATGCGATTATTGTTACTGATAGTCAACCACGCACTCTCTACTTCACTAACTCCTTGACCTTTTTTAACTCTAGTCGAGAAGCCCGCCTGACGTAGTTCTAATAAAAGTTGATCTTTAGGTATCGAGACTGCATTTCCGTATAGTAGCTTGAAAAAGCTTTTCCCATTAAACCAGTATTCGTCGAGTAGGTTAGCTAGCTTCTTGGTCTCGTAGTCTTTGACAAATGAGCTACCAAAAATATCAGACCAACTCATGAATCCTTTACCAGCTCTGTCGCTATAACAGACGATGCCGTCTTCCACAACCTGACAGCCGTCGCGGTTGATGCCGTCATCTATCCAGAACAATGGTCCTCTGGCTCCAACTTCAAAATCACCGAACCACCGATTCGGGAATCGGGATTCGACTTCCTCCGCTATGACGGGGATGGGGATGGTGGTATCCGAAGTCTCAGGTGGTTTAGAGTTTACAGCTTTTGAAAGGGCGGCATGGACAATGTCCATTGTGACTGGGTCATTTGTTTTCTGCCAATCCTCACCTAACTCAAAATATTGATTAGCTCTAAAAGACGTAGTATCAAAACCAGCAAACAATTTGCTAATCTTTAGCGTGAGGTTCATCGCCGATATAAAAGAATCGAACATCGAAGGGTCTATAGGAATCGACTCTTCAAACTCCCACACCAAACGAAGATACCCGCTGTATGTTTTAGAGGACCAAGTTGGTTTTATCGTTCCCGCACAACTTGTATTTAGTTTTGTTTCAAACGAATTCCAATCAATAGGTGAGTCATAGTCAGCAACAATACCGTGAATTTTGTGGACTGGGTTGTCGCCGCTAATTCTTTTACTAGGCGCACGGCCTTCCATCGTCGAGTAAAATACGTGATTTGTTTTAGGGTCACTACACCACTCACGATAATTGGCTTTTGATTTAAATTTTGGTTTTTTAGTCGGGAACTTACTGAGGTCATCTGTCTTGGATGTTTTTGTGTCGCGTAGGTTACGCAAATATCTGTAGGTCATTATTTTTGGTATTGGGTTAGAATTTCTCCCTCTGCATCCAGAGGAATATCGCTAATCCACTCAGGAGGAGTGGACATAATTTGGGTAATTTTTTGTAGGGTTTCTTCAGCTTTATCTTCATCACACTCGCAGATTACTTCATCATGAACGTGGAAGATAATATTTATGCCTGCCTTGTCGATCTCTAACATCATGAAACTAAAAATATCTCTGGCCAAAGCCTGCGAGAGATTCTCAGCGAGGACTCCACCCCATAGTTTCATGATGCGTTTCTGACCATTTCGGTTAATACTGGAGACAAACTGGATTCGTCCTTGGGCCAGAGTCTTGCGAAGATTGCCGTAATTAAGAGACCTTCCTGACGGGAGTGTCAGAGATAGGCGACCAGCATTATATGCTTTATCGACTTCCTTGTCCAGTTTCTTCCAGTAGCGGGGAACCTTTGCGATCTTCTTCCGATAAAGATTGACAGCATCTTTGGCTTCTTGCTGAGGCATATCGTACATCTCAGCAAACCGATTAGCACCTGCACCGTAGCCGCACCCTAATACAAGAGCCTTAACTTTGTGTCTCAGCTTGGCGTCTTCCTTCTTCAGGACTCCCCTATCTTCAGACCACAGACCGAACTGGATTGCGAACGCTTCGTAGATATCATCCGAAGCTTCGATTGCGTCCATTGTCTCTCGGTCTCCTGATAGCCAGCACAGCGTGCGGACTTCGATCTGCGAGAGGTCAACAACGACTAGCTTCTTACCTTCAGGAGCAGTAATCAAGTTACGCATGTTGACTCCGAACATACCCTCTCTAGGCAAGTTCTGGAGGTTCAGGTTCCCGCCGCTCCCGCTAAAGCGTCCGGTGTGTCCTCCAAAATACATAATCCCGCCGTAGTATCGGTTGTCTGGCATAGTAGCGTGGTCGAAACTTTCGAGCTTTTTCTTAATCGTGTTGATGCGTCGCCAGTTCGTTACGGCCTCGATCCATTTGTATTTGTGGCCGTGCGCGAGTATCCATCTCTGGGCATCGACATCAGTTTTAGCGAGAGAAGCAGGAGGCTCGATGCCAAGCTGGATGCAGTGTTCATCAAATGCTTTCCGGCTCAATAGAGGCTTTTCGTCAGCCCAAGGAATCGACTTCTCAGTTTCAAAGATGAGTTCATTGATTGTCTCTTTCGCTTTACGGAGAGCGTCTATATCAATAGGGATTCCTCTTTGAACGATTCGTCGGTTGGTAACGCTGATGTCTCGCTCAAACTGAGACCACTTAGACTCATAAGCCTTCCATAGACGGAGACAGAGAACAGAATCTTTGATGGCGTATTCTTCTACTTCCTTCTGAAACTCCTTAGTCATACCAGCCCACGTCTTACCAGACATGTTATCACGGGTAGATTTGGAGATCTCTAAGTCGAAAGCTTCCGCAGTTGAGTTCTTCAATGATCTCGGAAGACCTACAGCAGCAGCCATGTCTGCGGTGCAGTGCCATTCGGCGGGTTCTACTTTAGGCCACCAACCATAGTTGATGCCGTAGAGGTAAAGTGTTTCATCAAATGATGCGTTATGGGACAGGACAATATTGCCGTTAAGCATTGGCCAGTCAAAATCTTCAGGGTGGCCAACCCATTCGTATCCATCATCTCCGACGACACTCACCATATAAGCGTCGAAGTCGTAATGAGAAAAGTACCCTAACGGGCCGAGCTTTCGGATAGAGCAGTGCTTATCATAGTAAGTTTCAAAATCTAAGGCGTATGTATTCATATAAGTTTATTTGTGGACAGAAAAAAGCCCACCGCAAAGGGAAGAAAAGAAAAACT